TCGTCTCTATTTGATGATGATTATTTATCTCTTGTTTATCTCTTGTTTATATATATAGTAAGAACGTGTACAAAAAGTGGAGCATTGTGTACATAAAGTGGAGGAACGTGTACAAGAAGTGGAGGGTATCGTGTACAAAAAGTGGAGTATCGTGTACAGAATGTGGAAGTCGATTGTTGAAAAATAATTGTGTACAGAATCATTGACGTGTACACAATACAGTGGTATAATAGGGTGGAAGAAATGAGGTGATGCAATGCAAGAATTGACAGGAAACAACCTTGTCGAAAAGAGCAAGGCATTGGTTTGGGCGAAGTTTACAGACTACACAGCAGGCGAGCTTCGGCTACTTGAGGTCTATCTGAGCCGTATCAATCCGAGAGACCCCGAAAGCTCTAACGTGTCGTTTACGCTGGCTGAATATTGCAAACTGCTGGATTTGAAGCTCAATTCAAAGAACTTGAAGTCGCAGGTTAAGCATTTTTTGGGCAACGTGGTTTCAGTACCGTTGAATGCAGATGGAACGGAATATGTGATGTATCCACTGTTTACAAAGGCAGAGGTTAAGTTTAATCGGGAATCTCTGTCCTATGACGTTTCAATCAACTGTAACCCTGACTTACGGCCCGTGTTCTTCGACATTGCAAGAAGCGGCTATGTCAAATATCGCCTGCGCTATACGATCGGGATGAAACAGCAAGCGTCTATTCTGATGTACAGCATGATTCGGGATTGGATGAATCGTTCTCTGACATCGAACAAGATTGGTTTGAAGCAGCTGCGTGACCACTTGGGGGCAAACGATGCAAGTTATGACGACTTCCGGGCTTTACGCCGCAGAGTTCTTGAACCAGCAGTGGAAGAGATCAGCAATGTTTCAGACATTGTCGTTGACTTTGAGAAGATTTGCACAGGGCGAAAGGTCGTAGCGGTTGAGTTCCGATTTGGGTACAAATCCAAGCAGCCCGTCATAGACGTCGATTCTAGCGAGGTTGATTGTGAAACGGATAATTCCAAGCCGGAAATCAAAAAAGCCGCCAGAAAGCCCCGCACAAGCGGATACGAAGGGTACGACTGGTCTGTGTGTGATGCTCTATCAGTTCAAGAGTGCATCGAGGTTGCAAAGGTTGTCGAAGTAAAGATGATGGAAGAACACCCATCTATCAAGCCTCCGAAGCGGAGAGATGCGGTTTACGACATCGTAAAGGCTGCGTGTGCGGATATTCTTTCAATCAACCGTGACCCTTGGCCTGACCATCCGAAGCGGTATCTGATTGGTAGCTTGAAGAAAGACGGCGCGATTGAAGAGTATCTTCCGGCATTTTATGAGATTGACGCAATGCAAAAGTAGTCAGATACAGCACATTGAGCAGATGATGCAGAAAGGAGAAGGTATGAGACTGATTGATGCAGACAAGCTAAGAGATTATCTGCAAAACCATTACAACGAAGTGGAAGCACTTCATCGTCCGAATGACAGCGAGTATCTTTGTGGAATTGGGACTTGTCTTGATTCTATTGACGCAGATAGCTTTGAAGTGCCAGACAGCTATCCAGCTTGGATAAGCGTAAAGAATCAGTTGCCAGAAGAATTGGAAAACGTAATTGTTTTTACGGAAGGGTACGTTGATGTTGGGTATTTAACCGAAGACAGATTCGGAAAAAGGCAATGGAAAACAGATTCTCTCGATGAATGGGGGGATAGAGAAGTCCTTGAAGACGTAACTCATTGGATGCCTTTACCAAAACCACCGAAAGAATAAAGAAAGAGTGATAAAATGGCAAAAATCATAGCTGTCGCCAATCAGAAGGGCGGCACAGGAAAGACTACCACAAGCACCTGTCTGGCTGGTGCGTTGCAGTTGCTTGACAAGAAGGTGTTGCTGGTGGACTGCGATGCACAGTGCAACGCAACGGACACCTACGGAGCACAGACAGAGGACGTATGTACCCTGTTCGATGTAATGACCCGGCAGGGCACGGTAGAAGAAGGAATCCAGCACTGTGAAGCTGGTGACATTCTTCCGTCCGACAGCGCATTGAAGGACATTGACGAACAACTTGTCCGGGACATGGGCAAGAACTTTCGGCTGCGTGAAGCACTGGAATCCATGTCTGCACAGTACGATTACATCGTTCTGGACACTCCTCCGCAGCTCGGTCTTGCACTTGTGAACGCTCTGATCGCAGCCAACAGCATCATCGTGCCCATCACGGCAGACCGATACGCACTGGCTGGTTTGAGCCAGCTTTCGCAGACCATCGGCGATGTGCGCAGATACTTCAACCCGACTTTGAAGATTGAAGGTCTGCTTCTGAACCAGTACAAGAGCCGTGAGAACCTGTCCAAAGAGGTTGTAGAGCAGCTCCCTGTGATTGCAGAAAGCATGGGAACAAGGCTGCTGGACGTAAAGATTAGACCGTCTATGGGCGTTCGTAAGGCGCAGGCAGAACGTCACAGCCTGTTTAGCGGTGACACGGCAAAGAGTACCAGCGCAGAGGATTTCAAGGCGTTGGCAGAGACGATTGTGGAGGGTGATAAAAATGAGACTAATTGATTCTGAAGAACTCGTAAATTACTATTTGCAGAACCAAGCTGACCAAGCAAGATTTCGCAGTGAAACAGCAAGTGTATGCGATGTTTTAGAAAATGTGATTCGCCATGTAAAATTGATGGATGAAATTCAGCCGAAAGAAACGGCAAAGTGGGAAGTTCATCATCGAGTGGACGAGGATGGAGAACATTGGAATTGGCTCGAATGCTCAAACTGCCATTATAAAATTGTACGTTATCCGAAAATGTACCGTGAGACAAGATTTTGCGCTTGTTGCGGAGCAAAGATGGAGGATGAAGAAGAATGAAGTCAACCAGCAAAAAAACATCCGGCTTGTTGGGCGGGTTTGACTTCCAGCCTATTTTTTCGGAGCAGACATTAAGCCGAAGTGAGCCAAAGGAAGAAGAAGTAAGCCAAACAAAGCCGAATAATGCCGAACGAGAGTTAATTAAGCCTAGTGATGCCAGAGACAGCCATGCACAGCCGAGTGAAGTGGAATTAAGCAGTATTAAGCCGAAGCAAGCCAAAGACAGCGAAAGCCAGCCGAGTGATGCTGTGTTAGGCGAAAGTAAGCCGAAGAAGCTGAAACAGGCGAAAGAAGTTCAACGTCTTATCGAACAAGGCGATGTGCCAGGCGCACTGGCTGAAGCTGGCTTGACAAAGAAAAAATTCCCGATGCCGGAATCGCATCAAGGTGTTGCAAGCGGTGACGGCAAGCGTTCTAAACGCATTACCATCCTTATGAGCGAGGAAGAACGCAAGTATATCAACCGTGAAGCCAGACGGCACGGAATGACCATCGGGCAGTTTGTGTACGCTCTGGCTGCTGCTGCGGCAGACGGGAAGATTGAGTTGGAGGATTTCTTGGAGGATTAAAAAAGGGGGTTCCGAAACGGAACCCCCCCCCGCCGTATCGTATCTTTCAGTATTAGGTATTGACTTTTAAGCACACAAATAGTATACTTAATGTGCGCTCAAAAGTGGAGGTGAACGCATGAGTGCAAAAATGGGAAGACCAAAGCTGGAAAACCCTAACAGTGTTCGTACAAGCGTCCGTTTGGACGTGAACACGGACAAGCAGCTTTCGGATTATTGTCAAAAAAACGGCATTTCTAAAGGAGAAGCTGTTCGTGAAGCTGTCCAGCAATGGCTTGAACATCAAAAATAAAAAAATCCCCTAAACTGTTCGGAACTTGGCAGTAACAGACAGTTTAAGGGATTACACTCCATGCGATTATGGGTGATAAATCCATTATATCATCTTCATAGTTGCATTACAAGCAAGATTTTTGTGGTAAAGCTAATGAACATTCCGGCAACGAAAGAAGAGATTCTCGAAAACTTCAAGAAAAACAGCAATGGTCGTTCGCTCAATAAGGATGATTACGAGATTGCAGAAGCATTATCTCGAATCACTTACAAGGCGTATGAGGTCGGCATGGAAGATGCCAAACAGTTGAATATGGAGGATATAATGGATAACAAGAAATGTAATGCACTTCACGTTTTTAAGAATAGTAACTTTGGCCAGCTCCGCACGATTGAAGAAGATGGAAAGATTCTTTTCTGTGCTTCTGACGTTGCAAAAGCACTTGGGTATGCAGTTCCCCGCAAGGCTGTTTTTGACCACTGCAAGGGCGTAACGAAACGCTATGCGCCTACAAATAGTGGTGTGCAGGAGATGAGCTTTATCCCGGAAGGAGACGTTTACCGTCTTATCACCCACAGCAAGTTGCCCGGCGCAGAGAAGTTTGAAAGTTGGGTGTTTGACGACGTTCTTCCGTCTCTTCGAAAGGATGGCTATTACGGCCTTGCTCCGCAGGAGAACAAGCCTGACACGCAGAATGATGCAATCTTGCAAGTGCTGATGAAGAACACGGAAGTTCTGCAAGCCATCGTACAGCAAAACCAGCAGATTATGATTGCGCTTACTAACCTGTCCGTCAACGATGCAAAGCGCACGATGGAGATTCAGCCTTACACTTCCCATCAAGGGCAGAAAGGTGACGGCAAACGTAGCAAGCGAATCACAATCCTTATGAGCGACAGCGAGCGGACGTTTGTTACGAGAGAAGCACGCAAGCACGGATTCACGGCAGGGGAATACATCTACAACCTGTCCGTTGCGGCATCAAAAGACCAGATTGACTTAGGCTGATTTGACGGCTGAATTTTCAGCCGCCAATTATCAAAGCCCAATTCGGCGCTGGTCATAACTGAATTTTTAGTGCTGATAGTAAATAAAGAGGGGGTCTGCCCAATTTTGGGCACACCCCCTCTTTTGTTTCACTTCTCTGTCACGCAGTCCCAATAGGCATACGCCTTGCCGTCTACAGCATCCGTGTCCTCAAGGAACGCCTTTGCCATGTCAGCGTAGAAGCCAGGAGTGTCAACGGACTGACGCTTTGCAACCTGACAATAATCCGAGTACATCATGTTCATGACAGCCCAGAAATCGTTTGGGTCGCAGGTGATATTGCGCTGCTTGGCAACATCCTGTGTCTGTTCCAGCGTCCAGTGACAGCCTTTCGTGCCATCAGCGTTCACCATGCTGTCGCACCATTCCTCCGCTTCATCGTGGGTGAGGTGCTGGCGTGGCATCTTGATGGAGCGGCTGTCTGCGCCGCCACGTTCGTACTGTCCCGACCGCTTATCCCAGTCGCCGTTTTGTGAGAAGCCGATTTGCGGCATCTTGCGTCCATACTCTACGTCAGGGTAGCGGGGGATGGGGTATGGGTCAATGTAGCGGTTCTCCTCCTGCGGATAATAGGGATAGCGGTCGTTGCCACCTTCAAGCTTACGCAGACGGCGTTCCATCTCACGCTCCCTGCGGTCACGCTCTTCCTCAAGGCGGTCACGTTCCGGCTCACGGTCTTTGTCGTGGTCACGGAGCATCATCATGCGGCGAAAATTAGTCTTGCCCATAATCTATACCTCCTCAAGAAATGGACGCGGGCGCGCCAGCGTGGGAACGGCAGAAGCAGCCAAGATACTTGAACGTGCCGGTGCCGGTCGCAGACGTTGTAACGCGGGTAGCATAGCGGGTGCGGGTGTGGATGCTCTCGGCGGTTGCCTGAGCGCAGTTACAGTCGGTCAGAGGGTATGCGGTCGTACCTGCGCCGATGGTAATGACCACAGGAGCGTTGATGGTGGTCGTGTCCGGCAAAGCCTGAGCAATGACCAGACAATATTTTTCTCCCGCTGCGTAAGAGCCAGCAGGGATATTGATGGTCAACGTATCGTTGGCAAACGTAACGGACTGACTCAGCACCAAATGGGGGCAGAGTTTGCAGCTTGTTTTGCAAGCCATAATGTTTTCCTCCTAAAAAATCAGGGGCAGAGGTGTCTTACCCCTGCCCCGATGGTTCACCCGGTGTTATCGGGGAGTGTGTTGGTTAGCAGCAGCCGCAGCAGTTCACGCCCAAGTTGGGGTTTGCCACCTGATAAGCGGGAATCGGACGAGGATTGACCCGGTTCAGGATGGTGTCGGTCTGTGCGTTCATTGCAGTGGTCAGAAGCGCATTCTGCCGATCCTGAGAAGCGGCGAACTTCAGGCTCTGGTTCTCAGCAGTCAGAGTGGCAATCTTATCCTGCGTGAAGTAGTCCATCATGCTGCGGAAGTTGGCGTTGCAGTTGTCCACGATGGCGCGGGCGTTGTCTGCGATAGCCTGACGGGTAGCGCAGTCCTCCGTTGCAATGGTGTACTTCAGGTCGCCGATCAGCTGTTTGTTCTCGCAGCAGCAAGATGCCAGCTGCGTGGCAAGTGCGGTCTGACCAGCCTGACGTGCGTTGCCCTCCTGCATGATGGCAAGGCTGATGGCGTTGTCGCCATTGGACACGCTGCGTTCCAGTCCGTTCACCAGCTGTGCGTTCTGGTAGCCAAGCTGACAGATGGCGCTGTTCACGCCTGCAAAGCCGTTCGCAATGTTGGCGTTGACGCCGTTCATTTGCGCCAGCTGGTCATAGCCCAGAGAGCAGATACCGCTCTGGATGCCAGCCAGAGAGCGGGAGGTATCCTGCTGATAAAAGCCCTCAGACAGAGCCGCGCGGGTGTCTGCACCGCCCTGACCAGTTGCACCAGTGCCGACCAGATAGGGGATGTAGCTCGCCATACCGTTGTCGCTGCCATTGCGCCCGTTGCCATAGTTGCCCCAGCCGAAGATGATGGCGAGGATAATAACAGCCCAAAGACCCTCGTTGCCGAAGAATCCGCCGTTGTTATTGCCGCCGTCCTGCCCAGCCAGATAGCCAGTTGCAAAATCATCCATAACAAAACTCCTTTCAGTTTTGCGTTATACCATCCCACCGCCGTATGCGATGGGCGAAGCCAAACAAAAGCGGTTTTTGTCAAGTCCGCAAAACTGAGAAGCGTTTCGCTTAGAGGGATGCGTTATCGGGGCAGCGTCAGGTTCAGGGCGCTTGCCAGCTGGTTCAGGTCGATGCCGCGCTCTTTGGCCAAGTTCTGCGCCATCGTTCGGAGTTGTGCTTCGTTTTTGCCCTGAATCAGGTTCAGCCCCTGCATGATGGGTGTGCTCTGCCCACCCAGCTGCTGGATAAGCCCCATCGGGTTCTGCCCTGCACGAGCTAGATTTGCAAGTTGCATGATAGGGCTGTGAGTAATCATATCAAACGGAGAGGGCATCACTTATTCTCCTTTCTTCGCTGCGGCAGTGGGCTTAGAGAAGCTCTTCTGCCATTTTTCCAGCTCATCCAGCCGATGCACGAGGGCATTATACTGCTCAATAGGCACATACTGCTGTGTCGGTGCAGCGGTCTGCTGTGCCTGTTGTGCTTGCATTTGCCGCCATGCTTCCGGACTGTAGAACTCCTGCACATAGGATTCGCAGGTGTCCGGGTTGAGACGCTTGCAGTAGATCACGCCGCTGCGTAAGTCCGGGCAGTAGGTCGGTCTGCCGTATAAGTCAGACGGTATCGCCAAGAATTCTTCCCTGCTGGAAACAGGTCTGCCAAGCAACCAACCGCCATCTTGTGCCGACTGCTGAACAGGCTGCTGCCCATTCATCGGCTGTGGGCGCTGCGGTTGCGCCTGTTGCATCTGCGTGTTCGGTAGGGGAGTGGCAAGCCCAACTGTGCCC